AATGGTTGATATTGAGGAATTAAAGGATGAGTTGGCATCGATCGTTCACACTGCGACAAACGGTGGGCGCGATCGCTGGGACGTTCCTTCCGCCAAGCTGCCCGGATCTAAGGCAGGCAAGCAAAGAAAGGATCGCTACTCTGCACTTCTTATGGCCAATGCTGCCGCACGCACAATACAACGTGCCGAACCCATTAAGGAATACCAGCCGGTAGGTGGATTTGCCAATGCTGTTCGTGGTGGCGGTGGCGATCTCTATGTTGCGCCAGAGTGGTTTCTTAAGGCGACTAGGGGAACTTATGGGACAGCCGTGTCGCGCAACGGTGTAGAACAATCAGATCACAATGCAAACGGAATGCAATCCAAATGAGCGATAACAAGCCCCTGTTCGTGACGGCCGACGACAAGGAAAATTCCTACAGAGACGGCCAGGCCATCTTCAGGAATACTAAGGCTGGAAACACGTTCCGTGACGTTCTTCAGCCCAACATATCTGTGCGCGAAGGATTTGATCGTCGCGACTATGATTTTTTTCGCCCAGGAGAGGCGATTCCCACTCGAGATGTCGACATCATAGGCGCCTGCATGCAGGCTTATGACCGCATCGGGATTGTTAGAAATACTGTCGACATGATGAGCGAGTTTGCTTGTCAAGGGATTGATCTTGTCCACCCCAATCCTAGGATTGAAAAGTTCTACAAGGAGTGGTTCAACAAGATTAATGGTAAAGAGCGCACCGAACGAATCCTAAACATGCTGTTTCGTGCTGCCAACGTAATCATCAAACGCAGCACGGCACGCCTTTCCGATGATGACGCTATCGCTCTTAGGCGTGGGCATGCCGCAGACATAAACCCAGATATGGCTCGTCCACCAAAACCAATGGAAATACCTTGGGAATACACGATCTACAACCCACTTTCTGTCGACGTTTATGGAGCCGAACTAGCACCATTCCTAGGCGCCAAATACTTCCGCTATGGAATACGCATTTCCGAAATTGTAGCGAAGCGTCTTAAGAAACCGACTATCGACATGGAGCAGATGGTCAACAGTCGTGTTCCACGCGAAGTCCTAGATCTTGCCCGCCAGGGCGGCAAGCTGATTCCCCTAGATCCCAACAAGACCATAGCCCTCTATTACAAGCGGGACGACTGGCAAGTCTGGGCACGACCCATGACTTTCGCCATCCTTGAAGATCTCATGATGCTGCGCAAGATGAAGCTGGCTGATCTGGCCGCTCTTGATGGTGCCGTGTCTCATATCCGCCTGTGGAAGCTGGGCAGTCTTGATCATCGCATCTTGCCTACCGAAGCAGCTATTGCTCGACTGGCGGACATGCTGATGAACAATGTCGGTGGCGGATCCATCGACCTAATCTGGGGGCCGGAACTAACCCTTTCCGAAACATCGACAGACATCAGTAAGTTTTTGGGAGAGGAGAAGTACCGACCTATCCTCAACAACATCTTTGCTGGTTTGGGCATACCGCCTGGATTAACTGGATTACCAGCCAATCAAGGTTTTGGGAACAACTTTGTTTCTTTGCAGACGCTGGTTGAAAGGCTTCAGTATGGCAGAGACATCCTTTCTCGCTTCTGGGCCAATGAGGCTAGGATCGTCCAGCAAGCCATGGGCTTCCGCATACCTGCACAGATTGTGTTCGACCAACAGACTCTGACTGACGAAGCGTCTCTGCAAAGACTCCTGATTGACTTAGCCGATCGCGGGCTTATTTCAGAAGAAGCACTTCAAGAGCGTTTTTCCCTCATTCCGGAAATCGAAAGAGTGCGTATTCGCCGCGAAAACCGCATGCGCAAGGATGGCAATATGCCGTTCCGCCCAGGACCATTCGTCAACGACACTGGCGAGGCAGTAAAAAGAATATTTGCACAGAACGGCCAGATGTCTCCTTCAGATTTTGGTATTGACGCAAATGCGCCAACCAACATGCGTAATTCAACAAGGCCACTTCCTGAAGAAGCACCAGGCGGAGAACCAGGGCAGGGGCGTCCAGATGGGGCCGTCGACACTCAGCCTCGCAAGAGACGAGAGGTTAAGCCTGCGCAGGCTGAGTACGCCGAAGCATTTGTATGGGCTGATTCTGCCCATCGCAAGATATCCGAGATGACTCAGCCAGCCTATCTTAAATCTATTGGGAAGCGAACGCTGCGCGAGGCTTCTAGTGAAGAGATCATAGAACTTGAGCAGTTTAGATTTGCGGTGCTGGCTCAGTTTGCTGTCGGCGACGAGATTACCAAAGAACGCATACGTCAAGTGGTGGCTTCCGAGATAAAGGTTCCCGCACCACTACAGTCGTTGTACCGAGAGACCATATCTCGTTTTGCCGCAAGGCAAGGTACTTCGCCCTCTGCTGAAGAGCGACGACGGATTGAAGCATCTGTTTATGCAGTTTACTCAACCATCTGAGTTAAAATGTCCCGCAGCCTGTCCCTTCCGGTGTAAAACTCGGAGGAGGCATATTTTTTATGAACATCGACGTATTTAAAGCTGAGCGCGAAGCAGGTCTTGAAGATCTGATCCGGGCCAATGCGTCCGTCGCCCTCCTCGCCAATATAAGTCTGGCCGAACCTTTTGCGGTCAAAGAATCCGCAAAAGTTCACATGTTGGCCACGGCTGAGAATAGGGGCCAAATTGATCTTCACTATCTAAAGACAGTGATGGTTTCTAGTGGCTGGAATCGTAACGATGATGTTTTTGACGCTGTTGAAATGTGGGAAGCGCGTCATACTCCAGAAGATAAGCCTTTTAACTTTGAGCATAATCAGAACGACATTATCGGCCACATCACTGGCTGCGTGGCTGCCAACGAGAATCTTGAGCCAATTTCCGACTCTACGTCTTCTGATAGTCTTCCCGACCCTTTCCATATTATAACGACTGCTGTCCTTTATAAGATATGGGAAGATCCTGATCGTCAGGCACGCATGGATCGTCTGATTGCAGAAATCGCTCATGGTAGATGGTTTGTGTCGATGGAAGCCTTGTTCCACGGTTTCGACTATTCAATCAAGACCGCCAAGGGGCACCGGCTTGTCTCGCGCAACGAGAAGACGGCGTTTCTCACCAAACACCTCCGTGCGTACGGGGGTGATGGCATCTACGAGGATGCCCAGATCGGCCGCGTGCTGCGGAAGATCGTGTTTTCTGGGAAGGGCCTGGTAAAGAAGCCAGCCAACCCAGACAGTGTAATCCTCGAATCGGCGAACGCTTCGGGGTATGAACTTCCCAGAGAGGAGAGATTGATCATGATCGACGATATCCAAACTATTGATACTTCTGCCGCAGAGGGTCGGACTGCCCGACTCGAAGCTGAACTAGCAGCAGCATCAGCAGAGCTGAATGCCATGAAGACTGCTCAGCGTCACACCAACTTAACGGCTGCTGCAGCCGCTGCATTGGGTGAGGGTTCTGAGGCTGTCGCTCAGGCTATGGTTCATCTGAATGATGACCAATTCGCAGTTGCTCTGGCTGCCGTCAACGACTATTTAGCTGCTAAGCTGGCTGCTTATCAGGAAGCCGAACAGCGTGCCCGAACTGCTGAAACTCTTAAGGCTGCTGTCGAAGACATGAAGAGCATTCTTCAGCAGATCAAGGAAGTAGTCAACAAAGAAGACAAGGAAGAAAAGAAAGAGGAAGCTGAGGCTGGTAAGTCGGTCAAGAAGATGGTCCTTCCGAAGAAGGCGCCACCTCCCGAGGCTGCAAATGTTACCGGTGGCATTCTCAACAACGTGATCCCCAGCGAGGAACCGGCCCTCGCTGATTCGGCGGCGCACCAGAACGTCAACAAGGTCGCAGCCCAGATCGCCGCCTTCTTCGGGGCGGACGAGACCGAAGAGCCGGCGGCTGAGTAAGTTTTTTTCCCAAAGGAGATCCGAACGATGGCACTGAAACCTGATCGTCACATTCTGGAGAGCGATATCTCCCTGGTGTGCAACGATGTTCATGAAAAGGGCGTAGCTCTTGTTTACAGCACCGCAGCTAGCGGCGCTGGCCTTTATACTCCGGGCGTTGTCAGCCTCGCTGCCAATAGCTCAGGCAAAGTGGCAGCTGGCATCAGCCTGTCCAACTTTGTCAACATCGACCAGACCCGTCAGAAGCGTAACTTTCAGCGCGATGAGCAAATCATCGGCGAGAAGACGCCTCTCCTGAAAAAGGGCTGGGTAGTCACCGACCGCATCGTATCCGGCACATCCGGTTCGATTGACTCAGGTGTCACTGCTTATGTCGGCGCGAGCGGGCTTCTGACCCCGACCGCATCCACCAACCCCAAGATCGGTCAGTTCGCTGGTAAGGTGGACGCCGAAGGGTTTGTTAAGGTCTATGTAGACCTTCCACAAATCTGATTAGGTAACCACCCAGGAGACACATTGACATGAAGAAGCCTAGCGAAGAAATGGTCGGCCTGCTCCGACGTGCCGGCGACCACGCGTTTGAAACTGCCTATGCTGCTCAGCAAGAGCTGGCTAAGGCGCTCACCCTTCCCTTGCGACAGGGAATTCTTAAGGGTGATATCGTCACGGGTATTTTTGACCCCATCTACTTTGCTCCAGGTACGGCTGTTGAGTTCCCGCTCGACTTCCTTGCTCCTGGAACTGAGAAAGACTTCGTGGCCTACACCGTGCCAGCTCAGGGTCGCATCCCTGAAAAGCACGTCAATGGCGATTTCGTCATGGTGCCAACTTATGAAGTTGCTGACTCCATCGACTTCGCATTGAAGTATGCTCGCGATGCCCGTTGGGATATCGTGGGACGCTGCATGCAGGTGCTTGAAGCATCTTTCGTCCGCAAGATGAATGATGACGGATGGCGCACCATTGTTTCGGCTGGTAACAGTCGCAGCTTGGTGGTTTACGATACCGCAGCCACCCCAGGCTTGTTCACCAAACGCTTAGTGGCCTTGATGAAAACCATCATGCGTCGCAACGCGGGCGGTAACAGCACGTCGGTTAATCGTGGTCAGCTGACCGACCTTTATGTCAGCCCAGAAGCCATGGAAGACATGCGCTCTTGGGATCTCGCTCAGGTGGATGATTTCACCCGTCGAGAAATCTTCTTGGCTGGCACAGGCAACGAAGAGTACGGCCTCACGCAGATCTTCGGCGTGAAGCTCCACGATCTCGACGAACTGGGCGTAGGTCAAGATTATCAGACCTACTTCACCAGCACCCTTAGTGGCACGCTGGACTTCGGCAGCGCCAACGACGAAAAGCTTGAGCTGTGCGTTGGCCTCGACCTTAGCAAGGACGACAGCTTCGTGATGCCATGGCGTCAGGAAATTGAGATCTTTGAAGATCCAAGCTTCCACCGTCAGCGCCGCGCTGGCTTCTACGGCTTCGGCGAGTATGGCTTCTCGGTACTTGACAACCGTCGAGTATTGCTTGGCGCCCTGTAAGGTATCCTGATCCTACTATTCCGGTGGGGGTGGCCTTTCAGGGGCCACCCCTATTTCTTTGAGGAGATAGTTATGCTTATGTTTTTGCTTTTAGCGCTATCAGTTTGCCCGTGTGGGGATAAGTGTCAGTGTCAGCCATGCGCTTGCGAAAACTTTAAGTTGGTTGGGGATTCTCCCAAAACTGAAGTGCGTCGACAGTTGAAGGCTCCAGTTAGGACATATGTTTCCAAGGTTAGGTCATTCGCTCCTCAGGTCAGGACCTACTTTCGTCCTGCTGCATGCAACACTTGAAGGTAGCATCTAATTAACAGGTCGGTCGATCTGTGTGGGGGCGCCTAGGAAACTGCGTCCCGGATGCTACGGTGTAAATTTCTGTGGAGGTTGCGCATGAACGCCTATCGTATCGTCACGCGCATTCAGGATCAGGACGACTTCTCCGGAGTCCCCCAGTCCGGCCAGGTCGTTGTCTATAACTCCGCTCAGGCGAAGTTCGTGCCAGCCGACGTGGTCAACGTGCTTCCTCCGAATACCCGCACGCTCGCCGGTCTCCAGGACGTCCAGGTCACTAGCCCCGAGGCCACCGACCTTCTCGTTTATTCGGCCGTCGACCAAAAATGGGTCAACGACCACATCGTCGATGGAGGCAACTGGTAAATGGCCAATATCATCCGCATCAAGCGCCGCACCTCCGGAAGCTCTGGCTCCCCATCCAGCCTTTACAATGCCGAGCTGGCCTTCAACGAGGTCGATAAGGTCCTGTATTACGGGTTCGGTACCGGCGGCGTTGGTGGCACTGCTGGTACAATTATCCCGATTGGTGGAGAAGGGGCGTTTTTGTCGCTGACTGGCAATTCGGCCGTCACCATCAGTCGTGCCTTCACATTCGGATCCACCGTAAGCCTCGGATCACAGGCTACCGCCACTACCGGTCTTTATTCTGATAACTCCACCCGTGTCGCCACCACAGAATTTGTCAAGAATCAGGGATATCTGACAGCTAACCAGACAATCAACGTCTATGGCGATGTCACCGGATCAGGCACTACCTCCATCACCACGACGCTCGCTAACTCTGGCGTCACTGCAGGTACTTACTCCAAGGTCACCGTCAACGCTAAAGGACTGGTTACTGTCGGAGGATCTATCGTCGAGAGCGACATTCCCACTCTCTCGTCTGCAAAGATTTCCGATTTCGACAGTGCTGTCCGTAACTCTCGCCTTGATCAGCTAGCATCCCCCACCAATGCCGTCACGCTCAATAGTCAGAAGATCACCAATCTTGCCGATCCATCCAATTCGCAGGACGCCGCAACCAAGGCCTATGTTGATTCGACCAGCCAGGGGCTTGATCCCAAGCAATCAGTCAGGGTGGCCACTCAATCCAACGTCACTCTTTCCTCTCCAGGCAGTTCGATTGATGGCGTTTCACTGTCGTCGGGTGACAGAGTACTGATTAAGGCCCAGACTGCTGCTGCCGAAAACGGCATCTACTTGTTCAACGGCGCTTCGTCAGCCATGACCCGGAGCTTGGATGCCAACACAGAGGCTAAGCTTAACGCTGGGGCATTTTTTTTCGTTGAGGACGGTACTGACGCAGCCAACGGCTATGTCTTACAGAAGCCAGCTGGCTCCTACACGCTCGGCTCTACGACCCTGTCGTTTGCTCAGTTTTCTGGGGCGGGTCAGATTGCTGCAGGGGCTGGCCTAACCAAGTCTGCTAATACACTCAACGTCGTCGGCACTTCTAGTCGAATCACCGTCGATGCTGATTCAGTTGATATAGCAGCAACTTATGTCGGTCAGACATCCATAACAACTCTAGGAACCATTTCGACGGGAAACTGGAATGGTACCGTCATCAATGTTGCTTATGGTGGAACTGGAACTACGACACTAACAGGTTATCTGAGGGGAAATGGAACAAGTGCTTTTACTGGGATATCGACTATTCCTGGCTCCGACATTACTGGAGACATCGGAGGCAAGTCGGCGAATGTTACTGGCACCGTGACTGTCAGTAATGGTGGAACTGGAGCAACATCTCTCACTGGAATCATTAAGGGGAATGGGACATCTGCGCTTTCGGCAGCGTCAGCCGGAACCGACTACCTAGATCCATCCAGCACTGTTGATGGCGGCACTTTCTGATGGCCAATACCATCCGACTTAAGCGCAGTACATCCTCAGGCGTAATGCCTGCAGCAGAAGCTCTTTCTACCGGCGAACTCGCCATAAACACGGCAGACGGGGTGTTGTTCACCAAGAATGAATCCGGCAGTGTGGTTCGTTTACCTGCTTTTGATTTGAACGGCCAAAGTATTGTTGGTACTGGTGCAACAGCCCGAGGCATCCAGGTTAGCGTTCAGTCCAATGGATCTTTTTCCGCCGCAGGCGATGCTCAATCTAGAACGGGCATTCTCCGCGGGGCGACAAGCGACGACACAGAAAGAGAGCTTTCTCTAGACGGCATGAATGCTTCAAACAGCAACACCTTTGTGTTGCCTAACTACGGAACCATGGCGTTCGACGTGCATATTGTCGCAAGGCGAGCCGACGCCATCGGCGGCAGTTCTGCATTCGCGCTTTCTGGATGCATCTCTAGGGACTCTGGATCTGCGTCAACAAGTATGATCAACTTCAATAAGATTATTGTCGGCAAAACTAGCGTGGCGTGGGATGTTAGGGCATCTGCAGATACTATTAATGGTAGGCTTGCCATTTTTGTAACGGGTGAGAATGGCAAGACTATACGTTGGGTTGCAACTATTAAGACTACGGAAGTAACCTGTTAAGGAGTTTTCTTATGGCGGATATCGTTGCCTCAGTACCAGTAGTTAAGCCAGCGACCTCAGAAATGGTTTATGACATTTGGATTGTTGAGTCGCTAGTTTTTAGTGGTGACGGAATAAATCAGCCACTGCAAGCAGAAGCTTGGTTTAGGATCGCAGCCAGGACGCCCGAAGGCGGGTGGGCTTTTGGCGAAGAGCGCAGAAACTTTCACATTGAAGACGTTTGGTCACTAGCTGAAACAGATGCTTCTGTAGCATCCGTGATGAGCGGAGTCATTAGCAATCTAACGCGCCTGGCAACTGCTGCCGGAGTCCTCTAATGCCAAAAAGAATCGACCAGCTTGATAATAGGACGCCGCTCAATGACGATTGGGTTGTTTCCACCATTACTAATGGTATAGCTGGCCGATCAAGACTTTATCAGCTTGTGCGGAATGGGCTAGACCAATCGGTTGATACTGGTGGCAACTCTCTATCAATTATCGGGCCAGAACGCACAAGTTCCGGAGTCGGCGGGCACATTCTTCTGGCGCCTGGTAAAAA